TGCACGAAATCACCACCGGCACCGGCGATCGCCTGCTCGTCGGCAGCTATGGCATCTGGCAGGGCGCCGACCAGGGCGCAATCAAGCTCGAGATCCGCGGCGGCAAGTCCCAGCTGAGCGACGAGCAGCGCGAGCTCCTGCGCGTCCGCATGAAAGAGGACCGCCAGCGCGCCGAGGCCGAGCGCAAGTCGATCGCGCGCAAGGCCGCGCTGCGCGCATCGGCCGCCTGGGCGAAGTACTCGCCGACCGGCGAATCCGACTACCTGGTCCGCAAGGGCGTCGCCGCCCACGGCGTGCGCTTCTCGGCTGCCGGATCCATGATCGTGCCGATGCTCGATGCCGCCGGCGTCGTGCACGGCCTGCAGATCATTCGCGGCAAGGCCGCGCTCGAGGCGAACGCCAAGCGCCAGCGGCCGCGGCTCGAAAAAGAGTTCTGGCCGCTCGGCGTCGAGAAGAAAGGGCACTTCCATCTGATCGGCATGCCGACCTGGATCGTGCTCGTCGCCGAGGGCTACGCCACCGCGGCGAGCCTGCACGAAGCCACCGGCCTGCCGGTCGCGATCGCCTTCGATGCCGGCAACCTGGCGCCCGTCGCGAACGCGCTGCGCGCGCGCTATCGCCAGGCGCGGATCCTGATCTGCGCCGACGACGACATCTTCGCGCACCACCGCGGCAAGGACGCCTGCAACGGCCGCATCGTGCTGCCCGAGAACGACACCACCTGCCCGCACTGCGGCAAGGAACACGGCCGCTCGAACGCTGGCGTCAGCGAAGCCAGCACCGCCGCGGTCGCGTGCAACGGCTCGTTCACCGTGCCGCGCTTCGCCGACGAGGCCGGCCGCCGCGCCAAGTTCCTCGAGCGCGGATCCAAGCTCACCGACTTCAACGACCTGCATGCCGCCGAAGGCCTGCACGTCGTCCGCAGCCAGGTCGAAACCCGCCTTACGGAGCTTCACTGGTCGCAGAAAAATACGGCGGTCGGATCCTCAACAACGGGGCAGGGCGGCGCCACGCTCAAGCCGATCGAATCGCTCGACGAGCTGCTCAACCGCTTCGCCCTCGTCTACGGCCAGTCCGGCACCGTCTTCGATCGCCAGGAGCATTGCCTCGTCGCCCTCGGCGACGTGCGCGACGCCTGCATATCGCGCTACGTGCACCGCTTCTGGATGGAACATCCCGCGCGCTCGATCGTGCGCATGCGCGACGTCGGCTTCGATCCAGGCGGCCGCGACGCCAATATCACCTGCAACCTGTGGGATGGCTGGCCGACCAAGCCATCGACCGCCGGCAGCTGCGAAAAGCTGCTAAAGGTCCTCGAATACATGTGCAGCAACGACGATCCCGCGATGGCGCGCAGGCAATTCGACTGGGTGCTCGCCTGGCTCGCCTATCCGATCAAGGTTCCCGGCGCGAAGATGAAGTCCACCGTCGTCGTGCACGGCCCAGAGGGCACCGGCAAGAACATATTCTTCGACGCCGTTCTCTCGATCTACGATCGCTACGGCCGCATCATCGGCCAGGATGCGATCGAGGATCGCTTCAACGACTGGGCCAGCAAGAAACTCTTCCTCATCGCCAACGAAGTCGTCGCGCGCAGCGAGCTGTACCACGTCAAGAACAAGCTCAAGTCGCTGATCACCGACGACCTCATCCGCATCAACCCGAAAAACATGGCCGCCTACGACGAGCGCAACCATGTCAACCTCGTGTTCCTATCCAACGAGATGATGCCCGTCGTCCTGGCCGAAGACGATCGCCGCTACGCCGTCATCTACACGCCGCCGCCCTTGCCGGCGGACTTCTATGAAGACGTCGCCGAGGAACTGCGCAACGGCGGCGCCGCCGCGCTGCACGCGCACCTGCTCGCGCTCGATATTGGCGACTTCAGCGAACACACCAAGCCGCTGCTCACGTCGGCAAAGGTCGAACTGATCGAGCAGAGCCGCGACAACATCAGCCGTTTCTTTTTCGACCTGCAGGATGGCGACGTCCCAGGCCTCACCGCCATGCCCGCGCGCACCATCCAGGTCTTCCAGGCCTATCAAGCCTGGTGCCGCATGACCGGCCACCGATCCGCGCCGATGAACAAGCTCGTCAGCACGTTCACCCGCAAGCATGGAGTGCTACAGCTGCGCAGCAATTGGCGCGATTTCGCAGGCACCAGTTGCGGCCCGCATGGATTCCTCATGCTCGGTGGCATCAAGAAAACCGAGTGCCCGATCGGCAAGACGCAGGAAGTCTGGCTCGGCGAATGCGTCGAGGCGTTCGAAGCGCAGCTGAAAGACGCCACAAAGAAGGCCGCCGGATGACCGCATTACTGCCATTTCTGCGGTCTCTGCGGGCAGTCTGCGGGCACTTTCTGCGGGCTGAAACCCGCTTGGCTATTGGCTCTGAGGGCACTGCGGCCATATCGGCAAAGTCGCTAATGCGCGCCCGCGCAGGCGTGCGCGCGCGCTCGCGCGCACATGTGCGCGCATACATGCCTGCACGGGCGCAGTCGCCGCAGAATCAACACATGGCGCGGGTTTGCGGCCACAGACGTGCTGGCAGTCGCCCACGCAGAAACGCGGCGTGCCCGCATACGCGCGCGCGTCTATCTCTTTTTTCGTTGTTCGAAAAAAAACAGGTGGTGGGATGACCCTACCGGATACAGCCACGTTCGCCGAATTCGCCCGAATAGCCAAGTTCCGGCCCAGCTACATCACCGAACTCAAGGCCGTCGGCCGGCTCGTGCTCACCGCCGACGGCAAGCGCGTGCGCGTCGCCGAATCCCTCAAGCGCATCGATGACACCAAGGACCCCGCGAAGATAGGCGTCGCGCGCCGCCACGCCGCCGCGCGCGTTGCCTCTGCGGCATCGGCCGCCGTCGACCAGGACGAGCCACCCGAGGGCGCTGGAAGCGACACCGAGCCGCCCGAAGAACCGGCCGACCAGAAGGATGAAGGCTTCCAGTACTGGAAGCGCCGGCGCGAGCGCGCCAACGCCCTGCAGGTCGAGCGTGCCAACGCGATCGCCGACGGCCAGCTCATCTACGCCGACGAAGTCGCCAAGGCCGCGCGCGGCGCCGTGGCCACGCTGCGCACGCGCCTGGAATCCCTGCCGGACGTGCTCGCCCCGCAGCTCGTCGTCATCACCGACGAAGCCAAGGCCCGCGCCCTCATCACCTCCGCCATCGAGCACGCGCTAGACGAACTCACGCGCCAGTTCGGCGCACTCGCAAAGGATGCCGCATGAACGACGAAACCATGCTTGTGAAGAAAGTATACAAAGGCCAAAATGTCGGCGAGCCTTACGCCGTCGAGCCCGGCCAAGTCGTCGAGCTGCGGCCTGGCGAGCGCTTGGTCACTGTGCGATTTCCATTGCAAGCCCGTCGCACGCTCGCGGCCGAGCTGAGCCGCGTACTCAACATCGCTGAAGCGCTGCCGTATCCGCTATCGCGCCGCCGCCATGCCGCCCTGTCGTTTGTCTATTGCTGGCTGCGCAACTGCATGCAACTCGATCGCCGCTCGTTCCTCGACGAGTGCGTGCAGCGCGCAAGGCGCGAATATCTCGCCGCGCGCGTGCGCACAGTGCTCGAGCGCCCGCCGCCGGCACGGCGATCCAATACCGTGGCCGTGCGATTCACGCGCCCAGAGCGCGACGAGCTCGATGCCTGCCGCATCGGCTGCCAGAACGAAACGCGCGCCGCGTGCATCAAACGCCTGGTGCGCGCCGAGCATTCGCATCTGCAGGTATTGCGAACGCTCATGTCGCCGGATCTGCGGCCATGAGCGAGCTCAACCCGAATCATCCAGTGCTCACGGCCGTGCACGACCACTGGCACAAGATCGCCGCGATCCTCATGCGCAAGTTGGGCCTCGAGCACGTCGTCATCACGCCAGCTGATATCGGCCGTATGCCGGAAGGGATGTTCATCACCCTGCAGGAACTCGACGACGGCCTGCATTTGAAATTCGTCGATGAGAAAACCGCGATCGCGCTCGCGCGTCGCGAGGGAGGGCTGCCAACGTGAAAAATATACTTCGATGGTTCGGCGACCGCTGGGTCAGGAAAGAGCCATGCGTTTGCTTGACCGACGGCAGTCCTGTTCCGGAGGACGGATCGCATCGGAAGGTCATGGCGAATGGCCAGCATGCTGGCTATGTTGTGCTTTGCGATGAAGAGCGAGCAAAGGGATTCGTCAGGCCTGTGCGAATGTCCTACCTGCACGTTGGCGTGCGGCCCGAGTTTCCGACGCGGAATCTGACCGCGGAAGAAATCGAGCATTGCTCAGGCGAAAACTATGTCGCGTTCGAACCGTATCCGCCTGAGCGTGCGCCGGCGACAGGCCGCTACTGGACAGCCGCTCAGCTAAAGTCCGGATGCGGTTCGCGCACGACAATGGGGCGCGCGCTTTCCGAAACCTATGCTCGCGATCCCGGCTTCTATGGCGCGACGTTTTGCTGCCGCTGCGGCGCGCACTTCCCAGTCGGCGCAAATGGCGAGTTCGTTTGGGAAGATGGCACGAGAGTCGGGACGTGAACGCCGGCGCCACCATCTCTCGCTGCGGAAAATTCCGCTACTCGCTCACGCGCGAATGGCTCGGCGGCGACGGCGTCGTCGCGTTCATCATGCTGAATCCGAGCACGGCCGACGCGATGCAGGACGATCCGACAATCCGCCGCTGCATTGGCTTCGCGAAAGGCCTGGCTCTAAGCGGCCTCGAGGTTGTCAACCTCTACGCCTTCCGCGCGACCAGGCCGGCCGACATGTTCGCGGCCGAGGATCCTGTCGGGCCCGAGAACGATGCGCACATCGCCGAGGCCTGCACGCGCGCCAGCCTGGTGATCGCCGCCTGGGGCGCTAACGCGCAGGACGATCGCGTCGCCGCCGTGCGCGCGCTCGTCCCGCGCCAGATGCACGCCCTGGCGCTGAGCAACTGCGGCCGCCCGCGTCATCCCCTCTACGTGCGGGGCGATGCGCAGCCAATCCGGTGGCCAATATGAGCGAAACATGGTCCGACGAATATCTGCGTCAGATTGACGATTGCGAGCGCCGCGAATCGCGCCTCACCGATTGGGAGCGCACCTTCCTCGATTCGCTGCGCATGCAGCTCGAGAACGGTCGGCCTATATCGGCGAAGCAAATCGAATGCCTCGACAAGGCATGGGAGCGCGCGACAGCGCGCGGTTGAAACTTAACCTCAACGGGAGAACTGATCATGGATCATGCGAGCTACCAGAAAGAGATCGAAGCGAAGGGCCTCACGGCGCCGCGTATCACGCCAGAAAAAATCGATGCAACGATCCGCGAGGAATATTTTCACGTTGTTCCGGGAAGCTGCCTGACGTTGTGCGTGCTCACCTTGCAAAATGGATTCACGGTCACTGGCGAATCGGCCTGCGCGAGTCCGGAAAATTTCAATGAGGAGCTCGGTCGGAAGATCAGCCGCGATCGCGCGAAAGAGAAGATATGGGCTCTCGAGGGATATGCGCTGCGAACGCTGCTGAGCATGCAGGCGCAGCACGCAGCGTAATGGCGCCGATGCCGTGATTCCGTTGGTCTGCCCGCGCTGCTGGTCCGTCGCCGTCGTCGATACGCCGCCGAAACTCGGCGAGCCGATCATGTGCCCTTGCCTCGATCGCAGGCCGATCAGCAGTCCGGTCGCGCTCGTGCGCCTGCGTCTGCCGGAAGGCTACGAACTCGCGCGCATAGTGGCGCCGCCGGCTACGGCAACCATCGAGCACGTACAGGTTTAGCCATGATCGCCGCCGCCCCCCTCATCGCCAAAGCCATCAGCGCCGCGATCGCGCCGCGCCAGTCGCTCACCGTGTCGGAATGGGCCGATGCGGAAAGGTATACAACCTCGAAAGAGGGGCCGATCGAGGGCCGCTGGGTCACCGATCGCAATCCGCCGCTGCGCGAGATCATGGATTGCATGTCGCGCGACAGCGGCGTGCACGAGATCTGCGCGATGCTGCCGATCCAGTTCGGCAAGACGGCGCTCGAGCTCAACGCGCTCGGCTACGCCATGTCGCACGATCCATGCCCGGTGATCGTGTTCCTGCCGGACGACCTGACCAAGGACGCTTGGACGCTGCAGAAATTCAACCCGATGGTCGAGAACACGCCGGCCGTGCAGCGCGCGCTAACCACGTCGAACAGCCGCGACAGCGCGAACCAGCGTTCGTTCAAGGATTTCGCCGGAGGCCAGCTGTTCATCGAGCACGGCAAGACGGCCACGCGCATGGCGCTGCGCACGGCCAAGCGCATCCTCGTCGACGAGATCGACAAGTTCGTCGCCGAGCTCAAGAGCGGCGAGGATCCGCTCGAGCTGATCCGCGGCCGCACTAGCGCGTTCCCGAGCAGCTATCAGATCATCTACGTCGGCAGCCCCGGCGTGCGCGGCGTGTCGCGCATGGAAACGCTGTACGAGGAATCCGACCAGCGCACCTACCACGTGCCGTGCCCGCATTGCGGCGAGTTCCAGGCGCTCGTGTGGGAAGGCCTGGTCTGGTCGCCGGGCGGCAAGGAATGCTGGTACGCCTGCCGCGCGAACGGCTGCGTCATCGAAGAGGCGCACAAGACGCAGATGATCGCGCTCGGTCACTGGGTGCCGAAGCATCCTGGCCGCAAGATCCGCGGCTACCACCTCAATTTTCTCTACTACCAGTTCGGCATGGGTCCGCGCTGGCTCGAGCATGTCGACATGTGGCTCAAGGCCCAGGGCGATCCGGCCAAGCTGCAGGTCTTCGTGCAGGAACGCCGCGCGCAGGCCTGGGAAGATCCATCGCTGCGCAAGGTCAAGCACAACCTCATCGCCGACCGTGCCGAGCCCTACAAGCTGCGCACCGCGCCCCGCCGCGTGCTCGAGGTCACCGCCGGCGTCGACGTGCAGGGCAATCGCCTGGTCTACCAGATCGTCGGCTGGGGCCGCGGCATGAGCAGCTGGACGCTCGACTACGACGAGATCTTCGGCAGCCCGCTCGTCTGGACCATGCTCACCGATCGCCTCAACCGCGCGATCGATCACGAATGCGGCGCGCAGTTGCGCATCGCCGCCGCGGCCATCGACATGCGCCATTGCGGCGAAGACGTGAAGATGTACGTGCGCCGCAACCTCATACGCCGGCCGATGGCCATCTACGGCGCCAAGGCCAACAACGCGCCGCCGCTCGGCCGGCCCAAGCTCATGGACATCAACTGGCGCGGCCAGTCCGACAAGCGCGGCATCAAGGCCTACCAGGTTGGCACCGTCGAGATCAAGCATCTGCTCTATCGGAAGCTCGCCGTCGACGGCGACCAGAAAACCGTCGACGGCGAGCTCGTCGAGAAAACCGCCGCCGACCGCCTGGTGCATTTCAGCGAGGACCTCGGCCGCGAGTTCTTCGCCGGCGTCGTCAGCGAAGTGTTCGAGCCAAAGGCCAACCGCTTCGTCAAGCGCCGCGGCGGCGTTCGCAACGAGCCGCTCGACACGTGGGTCTACGCCTACGCGGCCGCGCTGCATCCGGAACTGCGCTTGCATCGCCGCACGGCCGCCGAATGGACGAACGTCGAGGCGCGCCTGGGCGTCACCGACGACAGCGCACCGGCGCCGAGGCCGGCAGTGCCCGCGAGTATACAAGTTGAAAAAGTTTCACGTGGAACGCCTGCACCGCCGTCGGCGCCATCGCGTTTTGCGCGTCGCAATTGACAATTGGGGATTAATCCATGAGCCGTCGAAGCATTGAATCTGGAAAAGCCCTCACCGACGAGCTCGTCGCCGTCGTCTGCTCAGAAACCGGCCAGACCAGGGAAGCCGTGCTGGCGATCGTGCGTCCGATCGCGCGCTATCTCGACCGGGAATACGGCGGCCAAAACATCTACAAGAAAAAGGCCGAGAACAATGCCGAAGGCCGGGCCGCATTGCTGGCGAACATCAAGCGCGACCTCGCCATGCGCGTGCCAAAGAAGGTCATCTGCCGCGTCCATGCGATCAGCGCGAGCCGGCTCTATCGCATGATCGTCGACGAGAATATGGAACCTACCAAGCCGAACGGATCAGCTGCCGCTTGAGGCGAATCGTTCACGAATCACACAAAGTTGAACGAAAATCGTATCGCGTTTTGTCTAGTCTTGAACGATTGAACTGGTGTCTTATGCTCATCGATGAGCAATGCCACCGACATGCTCGCGGCCTACCAGGCCGCCGAGGTCGCCGTACTCAAGGGCGAGAGCTATCGCATCGGCGATCTCATGCTCACCCGCGCGAACCTCTCCGAGATCCGCGCCGGCCGTCAGGAGTTTCAACGCCAGGTCAATCTTGAGCTGGCTTCCGCCGCCGGCCAGCGCGGCCCGCTGAGCGTCCATGTCTCCGACTTCAACCATGGCCGCACGCCGCTCGGCGATTGCGGCGGCGAATTCGGCTGGCACTATTGATGCTGCCGCTCGCCGCCAAGGTGGTCATAGTTCTGATCTTCGTCATCGGGTTCGCGCTCGTCGCCTGGCGCGCGCTATCCGAGCGCGATGAATTTGCGGATCTCCGCGAAGACGAAGAAGAACGCCATCTGCAGGCGCTCGAAGCGCTGCAGGCA